GCTTCAGTTGTGTCGACGTTAGGGGGCTGACCAGGTGCGGCTGGGCTTGCCAGCATTGGGTTGCTCAATGAGTTCGGTGGGCGAACCATTGGCACATAGTCTGGGTTATCTTGTTGGAACTGACGTACCGCACGGATCAGTGGGCTTAGGTCCTCAATGCGACCACCTGTGGCAACACTCTGCTCATACTCTTGGATTGCACGTATTAACGCAGGGTTGTCATTACGTCCCTTCAGTACACGCAAGATACGGGCAACACCATCACGTGACAGCCCTG